AGGTTATTTCTTTTCAATACAAAATACAAGTCTGTAACCGAGTATGTTACCGAGAATGCCAAAGGCTTTGAGGTGAAGGGTACTACGCTTCAGAACTTTGACCCAGTGAACAGTAGGTCTACTAGACTTCGTAAACCTCACGATGTCTTACCTGTTGTTCTGTCTAAGAGCTATACTCAAATTAAAAAAGAGTTTGAAAAGCTTACGACTAAAATAACTATCCCTAACGGGCGAATCAATAGTGAAACAATTATATTAAGGGTAATGGATAAATAATGCCAGAAGCAGTTGCGGATAACTTTCTCAACAGGAATAGATTTACTAAGCTTGTTGAGGATGCGGTCATAGAGTTAAAAGTTCCATACATGGAAGCCATTTTACATCTATGCGATAAAAACGATATTGAACCAGAAGATGTAAGTAAATTTATATCTCCGGTCATTAAGGGTAAGGTTGAGGCAGAAGCAATGAACCTCAATTTCTTACCAAAACAAAGTTCTTTGGACTCTGCATTTTTTGAATAAAACAGATATAAATAACTTTACATTTCAGCGTAGCTATGCTACAATATACAAAATCATATTTCAGTAATATAAGGATAATATAACTATGTCATTTGACGCACTAAAAAGCCGTAGAGGCACAGCCGACATCTCTCAACTCGTAAAAGCCGCAGAAGCAGTAGGCGGTGGTACTAGTGAGAAAAAGAACTACGGTGATGACCGTATCTGGAAACCAACAGTAGATAAGGCAGGTAATGGATATGCAGTCTTACGATTCTTACCAGCAGGCGAAGGTCAAGACTTGCCATGGGCAAGATATTGGGACCACGGATTTAAAGGTCCAACAGGTATGTGGTATATCGAAAACAGTCTTACATCTATTGGTCAATCTGATCCACTTGGTGAACTCAACTCAAGACTATGGAATACTGGGCTTGAGGAAGATAAAGAAACCGCACGTAAACAAAAGCGAAGACTCCACTATGTAGTCAATGCTCTTGTTGTAGAAGACCCATCTTCTCCTCAGAACGAGGGTAAGATTGTTCTCTACAAGTTTGGTAAGAAAATCTTTGATAAGATTATGGATGTAATGCAACCATCATTCGCTGACGAAAAGGCAGTTAACCCATTTGATTTTTGGGAAGGTGCTAACTTCAAATTGAAGATTCGCCAAGTCGAAGGTTATCGTAACTATGATAAATCAGAATTCGCCAGTGCTTCAGCACTGTATGAATCTGATGAAGCTAAGTTAGAGACAGTCTATAACTCTATTCATAACCTGTCAGAGTTTACTGACCCAAAGAACTATAAATCTTATGATGAACTAAAAGCTAAACTAGCAAAGGTTCTAGGTGAAGAAAGTTCTATGGGTGCTCCTAGCATGGCGCAAGAGATGCAGATGAATACACCTGCACCACAGCCAGTTATGAAAGCGGCAGAACCAGTCACCGCTGAAGAAGTTAATCTTCAAGACGATGATGATACAATGTCTTACTTTGCTAAATTAGCAAACGAAGGCTAATATCTAAGGAAAACTTAATTCCCTCACCGGGTCTAAGTGATTGTTTGCACTTGGAGTCGGTGGGGTTATTACTGTGGTACTGCTTCCGTTAGTAGTATTATTAACAGTAGACGCATCAATTGCAACGCTACCTGAACCTGAACTTAGATTAGCTGGTAAAGATGTTGTTCTTCGACTTGGAGAAAGATTTCTTTGAGATCTTCTAGCCAAACTTGGGTCAACTCTTGATGCTGAAGCTTCTGCCGCGGCAGCTTTGTCATCTAAGTTTATAGCTGGTGTACCAGCGGCTGAAGGCAACCGTGATTCTGATTCCTGACTTCCGTTTAAAAGTCCGTTTAGCCCAGACCACTCAGGAAAAGCATCTACCTTTTTGCCCATCAACATTTGAGCTAAGCCCTTAGCTAAAGAATCTCCTAAGAAGTAACCAAGGCCACCGCCAACAGCGGCTGTCACTAATGCCGCCGGACCTCCTGCGGCACCTACTAGTCCGCCTGCTAGTGTACCTAGCGTAGCTCCTCCTAAACCACCCAATACTCCTGCAACACCATCAACTGTAGGTGGATTCATCATTGCAATTTCACCAACACCTAATAGTGCGCCAAGACCTGGAACACCTCGAATAAATTTCAAAGCTTTCATTAATTTAGGAAACTTAGCAAGTGAGCCACTAGCATTTCCTAGAGCTTGAGCTTGTTGTTTAGCAGTAGCTGGTATTGAAGTGGCTTTACCGTCGGCTCCTGCTTTCATCAAGTTACCAGCTTTTGACATTACAGTCCCTTTAGGAGGTCCACCAGCTGGAAGAGGTTTATTCATACCAGTAAGGGCAGCAACACCACCACCAAGAGCTTTAGTTGAACCTACCACTGCTCCCTTAAGTAAAGATAAACTTTTCATAGGACGCATTAACGCAAAAAGTCCACCAAAAGAAAGTGCTAAGTCATCTAGCTGACTTCCAAAGCCACTAAAGTCTCCTTTTGTTAACGAGGTCAAACCATCAATGGCATTGCCTACAGTAGATGTTACACCATTTAACATTTCTTCTGTAGTAGGTAGCTTGCCGACTAATCCTTCAATAGATTCTTTTAATGCTAAGCCTGCAGGTTCTAATGCTGAACCCAATTCTTTTAATTTGGCTTGGTTCTCATCTGTCAATGCGGCGCCTATGACTGTACCTATTGCGGCAATTCTTTTACCAAAAAGCATACCTATACCACCACCAATCATTCCTCTTTCAACTGTCTTGCCCGCTTCTGCAGAACCCGTATAGTCTCCAACGATTTTACCAGCTTCATCAGCAAGTCCGACAATAAGTGCAGACCTAATTCCTTTCATACCAATTGCAGAAGCTAATGCTAGACCTCCAGCTGCCTTGCCTAACAGACCTGCTCCCATTGCACCTAAACCAAAACCACCTATTGCAGATTCTTTAACTCTACCCAACATTCCTCCAGAAGAACGAGATTCTTGTTTGGCTTCTTTCTTCTCACGCTCAGCTTCAAGCTTGTCACCTTGTCCCTCAGTGCCCGCAAACTTCATTCGGTCACTTGTATCATTGAGAAGTGCTATTAGCCTGTCTTGGCTTGAAGTCATTGCCTGTTGAGATTTTAACGTTTCCTCAAGAGTATCATTGCTTCTTTTAATACCATTGCTAATATCTGCTAATGTAGCTGTCATATTATCCTCGTTGTTGAGCTTGCTGTTCTTTTTCTTTTAAATCGTTAATCAACATTGCTAAGTAAATTTCCCTCTCCCAAGGTAGCATCGAATCTAGATCACTAAGCGAATAATTAAAATTTTGTAGCAATTGGTAATTAGTATTATAAAAGTTTTCTAGATTATCATGAGAGAGGTTTATTAAAAAAAATCGTCTAATCCTTTTAATACTTTTACGTTTTCTGTTCCACATTCAGTACAAGTAAAGTGTGCATCATATTTCATAACAGGCATGTCCATAGCAAACAGTGCAATTCTATCAAACTGTTCAGTTGTCAGAGAATCCAGAAAGCCTGTAATTTCAGCTTCAGTTTCATCTGCTAAACTGATACGTTCATCTCCAGTCTCAATTGCATCGATACATGTAATAACTAATTCCATAATTTTTTCTGATTCCGAAACTTCAGCATCTAGTAATTTTTTATTTGATAACATATTACCATAACTAGGAAATCTCATTCTTACGCTTACATCATCGGTGATTGGAATAAGCATATCACGATCACCGACATCAACTTTAATTGCTTCGAGATTAATTTTCACTTCATTATCAGTTCCACAAGCAACGTTTTCACACTTTATAAGAATATCAGATGTTTCGCCTACAGATTTGCCTCTAATCTGTGTAAAGATATAATCTACATCAAAGGTAGAAAGCTTCTTAACATCGACTTCTTCTTTAACACATGCTTCAATAGTGTTCAGCATACCTAACAATATCTGACCACGATCTTGTGATTCATATGCAATCATTAAAACTTTTTGTTCTTTTACTAAAAATGGTCTATAATGTATAACTTCTTTATTCGATGGTATAGTAAGTTCATACTGTGAATTTTCATTCAATCTTGGTAGTGCCATTATTTAATTCCT